AAGACCACGCCGAAGGGATGGCCGATTACCGCCGCGATTTGCAGATGGAGGATGAGAGATGACCCCGCCCACAATAGCCGAACTCTGCCGCCCCCTTAGCGCCAAGGTGCAGCCGCAACGCTACGGCCTAGACCACACGCCGCACACACAGGCAGAGGCACGCAAACACGCGCGCAAGGGTGACGGGCAGCGCATTACGGCACGGCTGCGCAGGATGGCGTTGGCAAGGGATAAGCCTTGACACCCGCCGCGCATTGTGGCCATCTACAGCAAGCAACAGACAGCGGGGCTTCCTTACGGTCGCTGTTGCAAGCGCACCCTTTGAGGTCGGTATGCCACGGTAAGGCGCACCCGCACATTTCGCCAATCTTGACGCGCAAGCTGGCAAGGGGTAGTTTGACACATGAACTGGCGTAACCCAAACAATGATGTTGTGCTGCGATACGACCTAGCCATAGGCGACATGGCGCGCCTTCGCGACCCGGCAAGCGTTTTTACAGCATGGGGCGTTGACGTGCCGCAGGCGATTCGCGACATGCCAAACCTTGTAGGGATCGGCTTGAGGGATTACAGCCAAGTCGCCCCCATCACCATGCGCAAAACCACGATTCCAGCCGTGCCGCTGCGCAGGATGGCGAACAAAAGGGAGGCCAAGACATGAACGAACAGCACATGGAAAAGTTACAGAAAGAACTGCTTGACTTGTTGCGGCAATATCCAGATGGGGCGTGTAGAAACCATATGCCTTGCGCAGACCGGGCAAATGACAAGGTGCGCCAATCTTTACGGCGCAAGGGGCAGATTGTGTATGAGGATCGGGGCATGGGTGCTCGATGGTTCTTGGCGCAGGATAAGCCTTGACACCTGCCGCGCATTGTGGCCTTTTGCAACCATACGACCCGCTCCTGTGGACCGGCCCGCCCCACCGTTTAACGCCCTGATGCGCGCAAGCGTCAACCCCGTGGACCAGTAGCATTGATACGCGGGGAAATCAGGGACGGGGCAACACACCCGCTTGTCGGGCTTAAGACCTAGAGGACTAGGCACACAACCTCCCGGTGGCGACATCGGACAGCCCCGCCACTTGACATTTCGTCGAGGGCGGGGTTTCTTACGCGGATGACAGGATGGGGCAACGAACGCGGCACACGCCATGAACGCGGCTACAATTACGAATGGACCAAGCGCCGCGATAACGTTATGCAGCGCGACGGGTTTCTATGCCAGCCATGCCAGCGCCAAGGCAGGCCGACACCCGCGACCGAGGTGGACCATATCACGCCTAAGTCCCAGGACGGTGATGACGACTATGATAATTTGGAAGCGATATGCCATAGCTGCCACCACACCAAGACACAGCGCGAGGCACAGCAGGCGAGAGGGATCGGGGCGAAGCCTGAATACGACGCTAAGGGCTTCCCCATATGGGATTGATTGTGTAGGGTAATCGGGCCGGGCGGTGTTGTTGCACCTGCCCGACCCATATCACGCCAGACCATGCAAGGGTCCGACCATGACTGATCACCAGCTAACATGCCGCAAGTGTGGAAAGCAATTCCAATATCACAGGCGCAAAATTCACTGCGGGGATGAGTGCCGCAGGTTAGATAAGAACGCTAAATTAAAGGCGTGGAGGGCCAATGGAGAATCTACCCATGGAGCGTGTGAAGGGTGCGGGATAGCAAAGCCCAAATTATATACCGGCCTATGCCCTTGTTGCATGACGCTGAACAAGAGTATCCGGGTTCAAAACTTTATGAGGGCGCGCAGGGGAAGTAATCACCTGCCCCCACGTCTAGTGACCACACGTTCGGGCCGCACACTCCACTGCGCTGAGTGTGGCGCGCTTCACTCCTACACTCCCGAGTTCGGCAGCGAGAGATACGAATACAAGTATTGCTCACACAAGTGCAGGAAGCGTGCAAGCGACAGGGATAGGACAAGGGCTAGGCGCGCAGCAACAAGAGGCGCGGAAGTCGAGACTGTAAACTACAACGTGGTATTCGACCGTGACGCGTGGCGGTGTGGCTTATGCGGGGTCAAAACCTTGAGGGCAAGGCGTGGATCACCACACGACAGAGCGCCAGTCCTTGACCACATCGTGCCGCTGTCCAAAGGTGGCAAGCATACATACCAAAACGTGCAATGCGCCTGTAACGCCTGCAACTCAAAGAAGGGTGCAAGCCTTATAGGGCAGCTAAGGCTGTTCGGCTGAATGCACTGCCTGTATGGCCGGAAATCCATATATTAGCCATTGACAAAGGGAGGGGGCCGTGCGCGTTCTAGCGCTTACGCTTCGGGACCGGGGGGTGGGGCTAAAAACCCACGACCACAAAATGGGGAACTTACCATGGCAGGCCGCCCAAGACTACCGCAGGAAGTCGCCAAGATCACTGGCGCAATTGCCAAGAATGCGGGCCGATTTGCAGGCCGATCAAGCCCCAAGGTCAAGTCGCTTGGCGCTGCGCCAACCCGGTTTACCGCTGATCAAGTTGCAATCTGGGACGACTTCAACGCAGACTTCCCTTGGCTTGGCCGATCGGATCGGGCGCATGTAGGGCTTGCGGTATTGTTGCAGTCGCAAATTGACGACGCGGGCGCAAAGGCCACGCCGGGAATGTTTGGCCAGATGCGCTTGCTGTTGAGCGGCATGGGCGGCAATCCTGTTGACCGCACGAAGGTTGGCAAGGTTGAAGATGAAGCGGTTGACCCGACGGATGAGTTCTTGCAGTGACTGACCCCGCCACCGCATACGCCAAAGCCGTAGAGGCTGGCGAGATAGTTGCGGGGCCACACGTCCGCGATGCTGCCAAACGCCACCTTGACGATTTGGTGACGGGCAAGGATCGGGGCTTGCACTTTGACACCGATGCAGCGGATCGGTTCTATCGGTTTTGCAGTACGGTGTTGCGTTTGTCGGAGGGGCAGTTTGACGGCGTGCCGTTTCACCTTGAGCCTTCACAGCAATTCATTTGTGGATCGTTGTTCGGCTGGAAGTGGACCAAGACGGGCAAGCGCAGGTTTCGGCGCGCCTATATCGAGCAAGGCAAGGGGAACGGGAAAAGTCCTCTTTTGGGAGCAATGGGCCTTTATGGCCTAGTCGCTGATGGCGAGGCTGGCGCGCAGATATATTCTGCCGGTGCCACAAAGGAACAAGCCAGCATCCTGTTTCGCGATGCTGTGGGCATGGTTGACAAGGCACCATCTCTTGACCGCGTGATCAGGCGCAGCGGCGGGCCGGGGCGCGAATACAACTTGGCGCACATGAAGTCGGGATCGTTCTTTCGGCCTGTGTCGCGGGAAACAAAGAAAACAGGTTCCGGCCCTCGACCGCATTTTGCGCTGGTTGACGAAGTTCACGAACACAACGACGGCGGCGTTATTGAAATTCTTGAACGCGGTTTCAAGTTTCGTGAGCAGCCCTTGATCGTGATGATCACGAACAGCGGATCTGATCGACAATCAATCTGCTGGGATGAACGCAAGCACGCGGTCAAGGTTGCAGCGCAGGACGTGGATGACGACACGACGTTTTCATATATCTGCGCGCTTGATCCAGAGGATGACGCCTTCGAAGATCCAACTTGCTGGATCAAGGCCAACCCGCTTCTGGGCGTGACGATCACCGAGGACTATCTGGCGTTGCAGGTCAAGCAGGCCAAGCAGATCGCGGCCAAGGCCAACGGCATTCGCCGCCTGCACTTTTGCGAATGGACCGACGCAGAAACGGCATGGATCAGCCGCGCAATGTGGGCGCAGGTGGAGGATGCAACACTTGTGCTAGAGGACTTCGAGGGCAAGAGGGCATGGGCGGGGCTTGACTTGTCGGCCAAGACTGACCTGACCGCAAAGGCGCTGGTGTTTGATGATGGCATGACCGAGGACGGCCAGCCCAAGTTTGCGGCGTTCGTTCATGGCTATACGCCTGCGGATACACTGCAAGCGCGCGCCGAAAGGGACGGCGCACCCTATGACCTGTGGGCGGATGCGGGATACATCACCGCAACGCCGGGGAAAAAGACGCGATTAGACTTTGTTGCGCGGGATTTGCTGGACGATTCAGACAGGTTTGACTTGGATTTCGTGGCTTTTGATAACTATTTGATCGCCGATTTTGAGGCAACTGTAGAGGATATGGGTGGTGCGCTTCCCATGCTTGACCATCCGCAAGGCTGGAACAAGCGCAAACGCGAAACGCCAGACGGTGATGAGATTGAGTTGTGGATGCCAGGCAGCGTTGATCAGTTGGAAACGCTGATACTTGAGGGGCGAATTCGCGTTCATATGAATCCTGCATTGCAATCTGCCGTAATGTCGGCTACGTTTGACAGATCACCGGCAGACCTGCGCCGGTTTACCAAGCACAAGGCCACAGGGCGGATTGATATGGCGGTAGCTTTGGCGATGGCGGTTGGCGCGGCGACAGCACGCGGCGACAGCACGCCTGCGTCGCCTTGGGATGATGACGCATTCAAGCTGGTGGTAGGGTGATGGGGATTTTTAGCCGCAAAAAGCCAGAGGCCCGCAGCGCGACGTTTACGCAGTCCGAGCCACGCACGCTGATGGAAATTTTCGGCATCACTGGCGACACATCAATTAGCATGGAGCAGGCGCTTGGCGTGCCTGCCATTTGGGCGGCGGTCAACTTCATCAGCGGCACCATCGCGGGTTTGCCCCTTCACGTTTACGACAAGACGGCAGCGGGCAAGAAGCGCGTCAAGGCATCAAAGGCCAACGGTTCCGTGGTCATGCTACACGATGCCGTGAATGAGAGCCTATCGTCGTTTGATTGGCGTTTTCAGATGATGACGGCTGTGCTGACCGAGGGCCGATTCGTCACATATATTGAGCGCGACGTGCGCGGCCAGCCGATCAACCTATTCCCGCTTCCTGGCGCGTCTGTCAAACGACTTGCGAATGGCCGCAAGCAATACAAGTTTAAGCCGGACGGCGGGAAAGAAGTATCTTACGATCAGGCCGACGTTCTGGACGTGACATTCCTACTCAAGGGCGATCTGCTTTCGCATCGGTCGCCATTGCGTCAATGCGCCGTTGCCATCGGCAAGGCAGTGAACGCCAACGAGTTCGGGTCCAAGCTGTTCAAGAATGGCGGTTTGCCAGCGTTTGCGCTGCAAGGCCCGTTTGGTTCCGGCAAGGCTGCAATGCGCGCGTCCGAGGATATCGCAACAGCCACGCGGGACTCGGCGCGCAAGGGCGGCAATGTGCTGGCCATTCCGCTAGGTCATGAGTTGAAGCCGCTTGGCCAGAACGCGGATGACATGCAGCTAATGGAATCGCAGAAATTTGCGGTGACTGAGATAGCGCGCATCTACAGCCTGCCGCCAACGTTCTTGCAAGATTTGGAGCGGGCGACGTTCTCCAACTCTGAACAGCAGGATTTGCATCTGGTGAAACACACCATGAAGCGTTGGCTTGAGCAGATCGAAGCCGAGATGAACCTCAAGTTTTTCGGGCGCGGGTCAACACGCATCGCCGAATTTAATCTTGACGGACTTTTGCGCGGCGATTATATGACGCGCATGACCGGCAATAGCACTGCGATCCAGACGGGCCAGTTGACGCCAAACGAGGCGCGCGCGCTTGACAACCGCGAACCGCTTGCCGGTGGCGATGTGCTTTACATTCAGGGCGCGACCGTGCCGCTTGATGCACCGCCCGCCCCGCCAGTTACAGCGCCAGCAGAGGGGCCGACTGATGACGAATGAAATCCGAGTTCATGCCGGGATGCAGGTTGAAGCCCGCGCCGAGAATGACGCGGCGGGGCTTGTCGGTTACGCGGCTGTCTTTGATACTGAGGCCGACATTGCGGGCATGTTCCGCGAGGTCATCCGCAAGGGCGCATTTGCCGACGCGATCACCCGCGACGATATTCACGCGCTGGACAACCACGACTATGGCCGCGTCATTGGCCGCAAGAAGTCCGGCACGTTGAAGATTTATGAAGATGACCGGGGCCTGCGCGTTGAAATCACGCCGCCTGATACAACGATTGCGCGCGACCTGATGGCCAACATCGCTGCGGGCAACATTGATCAAATGAGTTTCGCATTCAGCATGGATGGCGGGCGGCAGGTTTGGGATGAGACCGGCGACATGCCGCTGCGGTCAATCGAAAAGGTTGGCGAACTGTTTGAGGTTTCGGTGGTTCCGCGTGGGGCATTCGAGACAACCGAGGTTGGCCTTCGCAGCTTGGCCGCGTTCCGCACGCTGATGAGTGCGGCAGAATTTCGGGCGCGACAGAAGGCGCGCTTGATACGTTAACGGCGGTTCCCGCTGTGCCTACTTCCCGCACCTTGGGCAAGTGCTGGACTGATCGCCGTGATGGCAGACCAGATCCTTTTAATGGAGGCCCTGTAAATGGCCACGGTAAAAGAACTGCGG